GTCGATGCTCGAATAGCCGAGCCGTTCCCAGTGATAGCCCATCACCTGAAACGCGCCCCAGCTCGCCGACTCATACGCCGCGCCGGCGTCGATCAGCTCGGCCGACGCAAGCCGCGAATACTCGGCCGCCTTGCCCATGTAGCCGCCGCGCGTCTGTGAAAGGATGTTCGGATACTTCGCGGCAATCGGCGCCGGGTCTATGCCGCGTGCCTGTAGCCTTTTCCAGAAGATGTGACGTTCGAACAGGATTGCCGGCCGGCCGTCGAGCAGAAAGCCAGATCCGTTCGATTCCACGTCGTTGACGGCGCGCACACAGGCGAGCGGCACGCCGAGCTTGTCGGCCGCTGCGACCAGATCGGCGAGTGCGAGGTGTTTTGGGTCGCGCTGGCCGGTTGCGAGCGCGGCGAGAGTCTTGGGGCCAGCGACGCCGTCGTCGACGAGGCCGGTTTTCTTCTGCAACGCGATAACCGCGGACTCCGTGGCGTCGTCGTACAGGTGCGTGACGTCGAGCGGGTAGCCGGCGCGGATCAAACGGCGTTGCAACAGCCCAACGTCGTCGCCGTGGTCGCCGAAACGGTGCGTCATCATGGTTCATTGCTCCAGAGCAGGCGCGCGACGTTGCCGCGCACGCCAAAGACAAACAGGGCCAGCAGCACCGCCGAGCCCGCTTCGAAAATGCCGGTCGATTTCGCGTGTAGCGCCAGCTCGATCGCCGAGCCGCCCATGACGACGACAAGCGCCCAGGCGATCCATGAGACGTGGCGACGGTGCCGCGCGCCCTGCCGGCGGTAGGTCAGCACGCGCACGATTGCAGCGAAATAGGCCGCCAGTGCGATCAGCGCGATAGGGGTGAAGTGATAGAACACGGTGACCTACCCTCCTTTCCTGAACATCGCGAACAGGTCGAGCGTCTTGACGCGCTCGATCAGCTGCAGCGTGACGGTAATGACCATCGCGGCCGCGAAGAACGCCGCCACGCCGGTTGACCTGATCGGGGTCGCGTTGACGATCTCGGGTGCGGCCAGATAGCCCATCACCAGCGAAATCAGCATGTAGGCGAGGCGCTTCAATGCGCCGATATCTTTCGACGTGACGACAACGAGCGCGGCGCCCGTAAAGGCGCCGATCAGCGCGTTGCCGTCGATACCCGGTGCGAGGCTCGCGAGGCCAATCGCGGCCGACAGTGCGAGGGTGGTGGTACTCGGTTCGGCCATGGTCGGCTCCGTGGTCAATCAAACAGTTGCAGCAGGGGCGTCGACGTGTTGACGCTCGCCAGCTCGGGAAGAAAAACAGGTGTATCGATGGGCAGGATCACGCCTAAGTCGGCGAGGCCGGCATTCGCTTCGAGTACGGCTTCAACGGTCCCATCGGTGCGGCCGTAGTGACGCCAGCACAGCGCGTCGACGGTGTCGCCCTGTTGTGCAAGGACGATCATCAGATCAGCTCAATCGTGGAGCGCGACAGCCCGCGCATGTCGCTCATAGCCCAACGCGCATTGCGGCGCGACAGACAGATGGTCTGTTCCAGCTCGTCGGCCTTCTGGCCACCCGATTTTGTCGAGTCGAAATCGCGATAGCGCTCGGTCAGGTCGGCGTGCGCGAGATTGAAGACAGCGCGGCGATAGCGCGCGAGCTGCACGCTTTCGCCGCCGATACTCGGCGCCGGTACGGCGGCCAGATCGGCATGACCGGCCGCAACGTGGCCGGCCTGCCATGTGCCCAGCTCCGCATTCACGCTGGCGATCGCATCGATCGTGGCATCGCGCAGTCGTTCATGCGTCACGGTGCCGTCGAGCCGCATCGACGCGCGCAAGGCGTTCATATCGATGTCGGGAAACCAGCCATCGTTCGTGACGATCGCGGCATCGGCCGGCGTGGCGGGGATGGTCGGCTCTGCGGTCGCGATAAAGCTGTTCATGGCCGTAACTCAGAAAGTGATGGCGGTGGACCGGCGTTCGAGTCCCGTTTCCGTCAGGTGTAGGGATTGAACGCCGGTGCCGCCATGCCGGTAGGGGCTCTTTACTTGCGGTCGGCCTTGGGGCCGCCCGCATCGCTCAACGCTTTTTCAAGCCGAGCAATGTTCGTTTTCACGCCGGCCGCTGCGTCGTACTGCAGCGCGAGGCGTAGGTTTTTCAGGGCAAATTCGGTCCATCCGCGATCGATGCCGATTGCGGGGCCGCCGGCAAGCACGTCAGCCGGCGCATATGCGAGGCCAATCGCCTTGTGCAGCTTGGCGCGAATCTGGTCGTGCATGTCGGTCGACGCGGTGAGCTGTTCGATTTCGACAAGCTGCGCGCCGTCGACCGGTGCGCCGGTCTTGACCGCGCTCAGTGCCGCGTCGGCGAATTCTTCGGCGATCGCGGCCGCCGTCGAGCGCTCGTATTGATCGGGCAGCGTCAGGCGGTGATGCAGCGCGTAGCGCGCGATATCGAGCGCGCCGGCGTAGTCGCCCGCATCGACGCGCCAGATCATGAGCGTCATCAAAACATCGTCCTGACCGCCCCGCCCGCCTTCGAGCGCACCTTTCACGTACGCGTCGTATTCCGGCAGCACTTCGCGCTTGACTTCAATTTTTCGCGCGACGGACTGGATGGACTTCAATCGCCGCTTGTCGGTGTCGAGCTTCACGAGCATCAGCTCATAATGGCTCGCGCCACGCAGCGATTGACCGGGTGCAACAGATGCGGCCGCTTTAGCAGCGCGCACGCGCTCGATATGGCGTTTGGCGGGGCTGGTCGTCATGGTTATGCCGCCGGTTCGATTTCGATGTTTTCGATCACGCAACCCGCGCCGAAGTCTTCGACGACATACGCTTCGTTGCTCGATTCGTAGTTCTCGATTTGGTCGCGGGACGGGTTATCGATAACGGCGCGGCGACGAGCGCCGAGCTGGTAGTAAATCGACAGGTTGTCGAGACGCGTAATCATCAGCTTGTTGGCCGGGAAGAAAGGCGCGGTAACAGCCTGCAGGCCGCCAATGCGTTTCTGGCTCACAACCATGTCAACCGCGTTCTTTTCCGTCGCGACGTTCGAACCGTTCACCAGCGGGAAATACTTGTCATGCAGCAGCGAGCGGCCGCACACAACCACGAGGCCGGTGTCGTCGCGGTGCCATTCGTCGAGCAGTTCGAGCGCGTCGAACACGAGCGCATCGAGGTTCTTGTAATCGGTGCCGGCGCTGGTGCCGATCTTGATCTTGGCCGAGCCGGCGACGACTTCTTTCATCACGCGCTCGGCGGCTTCGTCGCGGTAATGCTGGAGCCAGCCTTTATTGACGTCCTGCAGCAGCGGATGTGCCGCGCGGTCGGACGTTGCCGCACGCGAGACGCCATTGAAGCCGATGCGGATGCGATCGCGGGCCGTCGCCAACAGGATTGCGTCGCGAATACGGGTCTGGAAATCCGGAAAAATCGACCACGCATCCATGCGGGCGTACTTCAGCGCCGTGTCGAAATCGGTTTTCGTAGCGGTGTACGTGTTGCCTTCGAGGTCGGTCGGATCAACCGGCGTGCGCGCCTTGGCGGTGGTGTCGGTCGTGCTCGCGATCGGCGAATTGATGCCGAGGCCGATTTTCTCGCCGGTCTGTTCCTGCACGCCGATCATGTTGATGGACGAGAGGAACGCGCTCGACTCCTGAACACGGGTTTCTAGCGTTTGCTGCACGCTCGGATTGACCGTGAATTTGGCGGCGGCGTTAGGCACACCGTTAAGGGTCGCGATTGCCTCCAGATAAGCATTAAAGGCAAGCCGGGTTTCATTACGCATGGGTGAATCTCCGAAACGTTGAGGGGTGAAGCGTGTGCGCAGCTCGTCGCGTTAGCAGTCGGTCTTGACGGTGCCGGCCGAGCCAGTGACGGGCGGGCGTTGCTGGCCGCCGCTCTGCTGTGAGAGATTCGTCGTCAGGTTGGCCAGCGCCTGTGCGGTCGCTTCGTGTGCTCGCTTCTCGGCGGCCAGATCGTTCGTGAGCTGGTCGAGCTGTGCGGCGAATTCGTCGACGCGTGCGGCCTGCTGTTGGCCGTGTTCGGCGAGCGTTTCGATTGCTTGGGTGGTGTCGGCGAATCGCTTGTCGTCGGTTGCGCCCTTCTCTTTCACGAGGCCGAGGATTTCGCCGACACGCTTGAAAACCGACGTTGTGACCGGCGGCGTCTGCGTGGTTTCCGGGCCGCCCGGCGCGTCGAATTCGAACGGCGTTTCCATCGCTTCAGAAAAGAGGTTTTCCGGCGATTGCTTGCGATTGGCGAACGGGTTTTCTTTCTGGCCGGCGGCGAACGAAAGAATTTCGGTGCCGAGGCTCGCGGGGCTATCCGTTACCGCGAGGCCGATCAGGTAGGCCTGTTTCGTGTCGGCAAACGAGTAACTGATTTCGATCGAAGAATAGATTTTCTGGCCGGCTTTCGTCAGGTCGATCAGTGCCTGGGTCGGCGCGATTTGCGCATACAGTGCGAGCTTGCCTTTTAGCGGGCCGTCTGCGATTTGCTCGGCTTTGAGCGCGGTCACGTCACCATACGAGCCGAACGGCTGATTCTGCGACATGGGCGCATAGCCGCGAACGTGTTCGCAGTTGACACGCGCGCCGTACACCTCGCGGTTATAGCTGGACGCCATTTGTTGAATCCAGTCGCGTTCGACGCTGCGGCCGTCAGTCGTCGCACCTTCGACAGCGACGCGAAACCACTTGTCATTCGCTGCGTGATTACCCTTGCCGTCGACGCTGGCGATCGAGCCAATACCCATGGCGGCGCCGATCGCATAGCCGGCATGTTGGCCGAATGCGCCGATCACGTCGCCATGCTGAAGAATCGCGCTAACCGATACGGCGGCCGCGTGTGCGTCGATCGAGACAAACGCCAGCGCCGCGACGGCGACCGACATAGGCGACAACTTTCGTTTGAACATCGTGTGTACTCCGGCAGGTTGAAAACAGGTGTTTGTGTAGGTCTCCATGTTCGGGGTTGCCCGGTTTTCACTCAACGTTTTGCATCTGTTTTCGCTTTGGATACAAGGCCTTACGCTGCGCGCGCGCGTGTGCCGCGGTTACGCTTTCGGCATGCTCGAAATAGCCGAAAACCCCATCACCGAAATCGATCCACGCAAGGCCGCACGCGCGCTCTACTGGCAGGGCTGGCGTGTGTCGTCGATTGCGTCGCATATGGGCATCAAGCGTGCGACCGTCGAGGCATGGAAACAGCGCGACGAGTGGGACAAGTGCGAGCCGATCGACCGCGTCGAGCTGACGCTAGAGATGCGGCTTAATGCGCTGATCGCGAAGGAGAAAAAAGAAGGCGTCGACTTCAAGGAAATCGACCTACTCGGCCGGCAGATGGCGAACATTGCCCGCGTGCGCAAGTACGGCGAGACGGGGAAAGAAGCCGACCTGAATCCGAATATCGAGGCACGCAACGCAGCGCCAAAGAAGAAGCCGACACGCAACGAATTCAGCGAGGAACAGACGGAAAAGCTGTTAGACGCTTTCCGCGATTCGCTGTTCGATTATCAAAAGGTCTGGTATCGGAACGGCCATCAGCGCACGCGAAACATTCTCAAATCGCGGCAGATCGGGGCGACATGGTATTTCGCTCGCGAGGCTCTAGCCGATGCGCTCGTGACGGGTCGCAATCAGATTTTCCTTTCGGCCAGCAAGGCACAGGCGCATGTTTTCAAGCAATACATCACGCAGTTTGCGCGTGAGGCTGCAGACGTTGACTTGACCGGCGACCCTATCGTTTTGCCGAACGAAGCCATTCTCTATTTTCTCGGTACGAACGCACGCACCGCGCAGAGCTATCACGGCAACTTCTATTTCGATGAATATTTTTGGGTGCCGAAATTTACCGCGCTCAACAAGGTTGCATCGGGCATGGCGATGCACAAGCAATGGCGCAAGACGTATTTTTCTACGCCGTCAAGCATCGGTCACGAGGCTTACAAATTCTGGAGCGGCGAGCATGTCAACCGGGGCCGGTCAAAGGCCGATCGCATCCAGTTCGAGATTTCACACAAGGCGCTCGCCGGCGGTCGCTTCTGTGAGGACAGGCAGTGGCGGCAGATCGTCACCGTAGAGGATGCGGCCGCCGCCGGCTGCACGCTGTTCGATCTTGACGAATTGCGGCTCGAATATAGCGCCGAGGAATACGCCAACTTGTTGATGTGTCAGTTCATCGACGACACGGCGTCTATTTTCAGTCTCGCCAATCTGCAGCGCTGCATGGTCGACTCATGGGAGGAGTGGACCGACTTTAAGCCGCTTACAGCGCCCTCACGGCCTTTCGGCAATGCTCCGGTATGGGTGGGCTATGACCCGGCTCTTTCGGGCGACACGGCGGGCTGTGCGGTGGTCGCGCCCTCTGTTGTACCGGGCGGCCCGCTGCGCGTACTGGAGAAACATCAATGGCGCGGCATGGATTTCGAGGCACAGGCTCGCGCTATCGAGCAGATCACGCAGCGTTACAACGTCGCTTACATGGCAATCGACACGACCGGCATCGGCCAGGGCGTTTATCAGCTCGTGAAGCAGTTCTATCCGCGTGTGGTCGGGCTCAACTACTCGCCCGAGGTAAAAGGCCGTCTTGTTCTCAAGGGGCTGTCTGTGGTCGGCAATGCACGACTGCAGTTTGATGCCGGATGGACGGACATGGCGCAAGCGTTCATGGCGATCAAAAAGACGATGACGGCGAGCGGCCGACAGGTGACATATGAGGCAGGGCGAAGCGACGAGATAGGTCACGCTGACCTTGCTTGGGCGGTCCTGCATGCGATATCGAACGAGCCGCTAGAAGGCACAACGGCCCGTAATACTGGATTTATGGAGATTTATTGATGAGCAGAAAACGCACAGGCCAACAGTTCGCGAAGCTGGCGCGGACGACAGCCGTTGCAGCGACGCCGGCCAGAAGTGAGGCGTTCACGTTCGGCGATGCAGTGCCGGTAATGAACCGCGCCGAGATTCTCGACTATTGCGAACTGCTTTCAATCAACGGATGGTATGAGCCGCCGGTGAGCTGGTCGGGGCTTTCGAAATCGTTCCGAGCTGGTACGCATCACGCTTCCGCGATCTACTTTAAGCGCAACGTGCTGGCGTCGACATTCGTCCCTCACCCGCTCATGTCGGCCGATTCGTTTCGACGTTGGGCGCTTGATTTCCTTGTGTTCGGGAACGCATATCAGGAGCGACAGCGCAACCGGTTGGGCGGCACGCTGAAATTCGAGCCGCCGCCAGCGAAGTACGTTCGACGCAAGGCCGATTTACAAACCTATGTGCAAATCAACGGCTGGCAGGTTCAACACGAGTTTGATGCGGGCGCGGTGCATCACCTGTTGGAACCGGACGTAAATCAGGAAGTGTATGGCCTGCCCGAATATCTCGGCGCGCTGCACGCGGCATGGCTCAATGAGTCGTCGACGCTGTTCCGCCGGCGCTATTACGAGAATGGAAGTCACGCCGGGTTCATCCTGTATTCGACGGATAGCCAGATCGATCAGAACGATGTCGACGCGCTGCGCGAGGCGTTGAGAAATGCGAAGGGACCGGGCAATTTCCGCAATCTGTTCCTTCATGCACCAGGCGGGAAAAAGGACGGAATTCAGCTTATCCCGGTATCAGAGGTCGCGGCGAAAGATGAGTTCTTCAACATCAAGAACATCACGCGCGACGACTTGCTCGCGGCGCATAGGACGCCGCCGCAATTGCTCGGCATCGTGCCAAGCAACACGGGCGGCTTTGGCGCGGCCGACACTGCGGCGAAGGTGTTCGGACGCAACGAAATCGAGCCGCTACAGGCTCAATTCATGGGCTTCAATGAGTGGGCGGGCGACGAAATCGTAAGGTTCAAGCCGTACATCGTGGACGCGGCAGCGAAGGCATAACGCCGACAAAGTAACCGGGGTTTTGTCCCAATAGCGAAAATAGCGGATTGCGTAACGAAATGTAAGCAAAACGTAGTGTACGGGCTTGAGTGGCCGGGCGCGCCCGTTCCTTTACGGGTTCGGCCCGCGCCATCTTGACGGAATGACCTATTGGGACAAATCCCCGGTCAACCGGGTTAGAAAAGTGACGTTTGGGGATTCGCGCTGAATTTGAAATCAAGGCCGATCACCTTGCGGCCGGCGGTCACTGTCTCCCACTCGATCAATAACCCGTTTTTCTCGATCAGTTCTGTCACCGCCGGCTCGATCACGCGCCGACGCAACTCCTTGAAGTTTTTGCGGTGGCTGTCTTTAGCATCCATCGCTGTATGGAATTCTTCGATACTTGGCGTATAGCGGCCTTTCCTCGCCCACGACTTGAAACATTCATACAGGCGCCATGAATAAGCCGAGCGCAGCGCAGCCGTTTGTTTGAGCTTGTATGACGTGAATTGCTTGCGCAGCCCGAACAGGTGCGGCACTACTTCGTGCCACCAGTGCAGCTCTACCCACCCTTCGCCCTTGTGATATTCGGCCTTGCCGACCCATCGAAATTTCTGTTCTTTGGGGCCTTTGGGCGTCTCCTGTATCGTCCGCACGTATCGATTGAACAGGCTTTCGCTCGCCTGTTGCAGTTGCTCATAAGCGGCATCTAGGCCGATCTCGAACGTCTCTGCGTACTCCATTGCCGACAGGCGAACAGCCCATGCGCCCTTGCGATGAATCTCGGCCATAGGTATCGAGTCATTCTTTGCGATGCAAGAGGCAATCAGCCGCTTTTCAGCGAGGCCGAGGCCATGCGAAGCGCGCGTGAGAGCGTTGCTCATGTTCACGTTTCGGTCGGACAGTTCTGCGGCTTGAGTTAGAGCCGCGCGCGGTGCTTTCATTGGGACACTTCCCCCGTTATTGGTGCGTGAACGGATTGTGTCCCAATAAGGGCATTGGTGCAAGCAAAGTTTCGTGTACACCTGTGGATAGGACCGGGGTTTTGCCCCATAAACCGGGGTTTTGTACACTTTGAACCGGGGTTTTGTACACCTTGAACCGGGGTTTTGTACACCATATCGCCCGGAAAAGCCCGCCCCGTATGGCTTTGAAGGTGCCGAAAACGTTTTAAAACGTATAAAACGAAATACAAGAAACCGCACGCGCGGGAAAATTACGCGCGGCGGGTTTAACCCCACCCTTCCGCGCTTCGCGCTCCCTCCCGTGAGGGCCACAAGTGCGCGCCTTCGGCGCGACACTTGACGATGAAAATCCTATCCAGATAAACGAAGCCGCGCGCGTTGGCGCGGCCGTGGTCAACACGCGTTACCAGCTCCCGAAACTCAATCGCGGCTCACACCTCACACTCAAAAACTTGGTTCACACGCACACGGGGCTAATGGTCTAACCGCCTGACGCGGCAAGCCGCGCCACGCGCTAAGACCGGGGGTAAATCGTGCTCGGCGCGTGCCGCTACGCGGCCCACACCGACCCCTCAACCCGGCCCGGCCGTGCTTCGCCCGGCCCCTTGGCCATTGCCTATTCGGCCCGCGTCATGCAACGGCCGCAAATGTTCAGCAATGAAGGGGGCAAATCGGTTTGATTGGCACGCACGAAGGCGATTTTCCGGGCCGTGGCAAGGCTGCGGCCTGATCGGTGAGCCCTGCCCTACCTCAATCCGGCGAGGCGCGCTCGAAGGCTCGCGCTTCGCCTGGCTCGCGTGGCTCTCGTGGCCGCATGAATCGCGTGACGATTTCATAGTAGGCCGTTTGCGGTGGCAGGCGGCCGGTGCGATCGCAGAAACGCCGCGTCGCGATCGTCGCGTAGTACTCGGCTTGGTGTCGTGGCAAACCGCCGTCGATCTCCATGATCGCGGCCCGCTCGGCGAGGTATTCGCGGCTGTCGGTGTCGTCGTCGGCTCGCATGCGCCAAAACACTGTACAAAAACACAGTATAGCCGGCCGCCAGAACCTGCGAAACCGAGGGGGTGACGCGGCCCTTGGCGCGCGTTTGCCGGGCCGCTGGCGGGTCCGTGGTGGCTCGGCAGGGGTAGAGAAACCCCGTGTGAACCCGGCCCGCCGTGGCGCGTGTACGAGGTCGCCGCGTTTTAAAACGCGGTCCCCCCTCCCCGCCTGCCCTCCGCTTGAGGGGCTGGTTTTGATGCAGTCGCCAGCATCGGGCCACGCCGCGCCGTTGCTAGGGGTTCCGGCCGATTTCGATGCATGGAAAGTGATGCAGTTTGATGCACGCAAGGCCGGTTTTGATGCGTTTTGGTAGGTTTGATGCAGATTCGGCCGGGAAAAGAGGCAAATCGAGCCGAAACCGAGACAGGCGCAGCGCAAGTGCGGGATTGCGGGATATGGTCAGATCAATTCTTAAGTGATTGATTTTAAATGTGATCTTATCCCCACGCGAACCCCGCAAAACTGCGGGGACGCTGCGGGATTTGCGGGATAAGAAAACCGGCCAGAAAATTTTTGTGGGACGCCACTCCTTGCGCGCGGGATTGCTTCGCTTTACTTCTCTCTGCCTATTCTTCTTCTCTTTCAATTATTTAAAGAGAGAGATAGAAGAAAGGCGACGGCGGCCGGTGCGGTAGAAAAACGGCGAGTTGCGGGAAAAAACGTCCCCATTGCGGGACGGTGTTTTCTCAAGAATCAATGGTTTAGGTAAAAACAGAGTTGAAATCCCGCACGTTTTTGCGCTGCCTGTGCCTTGGGCGCGGAAAACGGACGCGCGGGCGCCGGCCGGCGCTTTCTCTCGTCGACGCCAGCCGCCTGGCTCGCTCGAAGTCGGCGAGCCGGTCGACGGTGGCCAGCATCGAGGCGTGCGCGACCGGCGGTCGCTGCGATCGCGCCGGCTGCAGCTCGTCGACGTGGCCGCCCTGCCCTACCGTCGACCGGGTGGTGCCTTGATGCCATGGCGTCAAGGCACCAAAGTATCAAGGCACCAATTCCGCATGGGCATATCATGGTGTCATGGCATCATGGTATCAATGTGCCATGGAATCAAAACATCGTGATACCAAAGTATCAAAAGTGATGATATAGTTCGGCTTAACGCAATGCCAGTAAGGATTTGCGGCCATGACACCTTGATACTTTGACACTTTGATACCACGGGGATATCGGTATGAAAAGACGCATGAAAGTAATTGCGGTATTCAGTCAGAAGGGCGGCAGCGGAAAATCGACGACAGCAATTCATTTGGCCGTTGAGGCGTCGACAGCGCACAAAACAGCATTGATCGATGCGGACGGGCAGGGAACCGGGACAGCTTGGGCGGGCGGCCGAACGAGCGAGGAACCGGCCGTTGTGCCTGGTGCGCCTTCGACCATCGTTGATCTTTTGGCGTCTGCAGAGTCAGAGGGTTTCGAGCTGGTGTTTGTGGATTGCCCGCCGCATATCGTCGCGGGTGCGGTCGAGCTGGCGAGCGTCGCCGATTTGGTCGTTGTGCCGGTGCAACCGACCTTTCCGGATTTGGCTGCGCTCAATGCCGCGCTCTCAGTCGTCGTCGCTGCGGGCAAGCCCTTCGTGTTTGTCCTGACCCGGGCAGACAACTCAGCAGAAACGCGCGAAGCGATCGACAAGCTCGCCGAGGTCGCGCCGGTGTGCCCGACCATCATCAGCGATCGCAAGGCCTATCAGCGCGCGCTCACGACCGGGAGCGCGGTCAGTGAAACGACAACGAAACGCGATGCACCAGCACGCGCCGAAACGAAGGCCGTTTATCAATGGCTTATGGAGAAAATAAAGTGAGCACGAAAAAACCGAGTTTTGCCAGCCTGAAAATCAACGCGGGTAATGCGTCGGCCGCCGTGGTTCCGCCGGCAGAGGAGCGCGCCAAAGGGCCGGCAGTAGAATCGATCGAGGTCGAACATGCGCCGGCGGCCGTCGAAAGAAAGGTGAGTAAGGCAAAGCTGCCAAAAACGATCCCTGTGCGCATGACGCGGGAGCAATGGTACGAGGCAAAGGAATTCGCGATGCGTTTCGATACGTCGCTGCAGGAAATGTTCATTGCTGGTTTGAACATGATGCGCGCATCGAAAGGCCTGCCGCCATTGACAGGAACGCGGCAGGCAAAATGATACCTTGATACCTTGGTGTCATGGCATCAAGGTATCAATTTTGAAGCGGGGTTGATATGACAGATGAGATTGAGCGCTTAGCGCAACTGGCATTGAGGGCAATCCGGCCGCGCTTTGAAATTTGGGCCGGCGATAACGGATACAGCGTCGAGCGATCCGACAAGGGCGATCCGGGCTCGAAATACGCGTCGCTGGCAACGCAAGCGGCTTTTGAGGGATGGTGCGGTGCGCTGTTCGATAGCGTCGACAACACGGGGGTGTGATGGTAAATCCGTATTTGGCAGGTTTAGAGCTGGTGAAGCAACACTCAGGCACGAGCGGTCAAGGTGCGCTTGCAAAGTGCATTCTGTCTTTGTACAACTCGAATCATCCGTATTCGATCGGCGAAGTCCTGGGACCGCTTGACGCGCACTATACGAGCGTCGTGCTGGCGATGGTCAACGAATACGCGAGGAATGGAGAAACAGAGGAATTGCGCCAGGCTGGTTCGTGGGTCTATGAAAACTTTCCGAACCTGATCGAGCTGTCGCGAGCGATGGGCGAAGCGCGCAGCGTATTGCGCCGGAAATGGGACGAGGATCGCGAGGCAGAGCGTCGTCGGCTCTACCCGGATGACTGAAAAAAAGCGGCCGCACGAGGCGGCCAAAGGTCAGGCGAGGGGGTAGGGTAGGGCCGCCGGCAGCGATCGCGCCGGCGGCCTTTTTTATTGCTTCGTGCGCCGACGCGAATCGTCGCGCCACGCGACATAGTTGGCGCGCAACAGCGAGTGAAACAGATCCGCGGCTTCGACGTTGCTCGCCAACTCGCGCCGCGATTTAATCTTGCAAACGATCCTGACGAACTGTTCTGCCTGGTCGACGCTCACGGTTTCCGTGTCTTCCGTGAAAGTCGTCACCCACTGGCGGAAAGTCAGCAGGCGCGGCAGTGATACGGACATGCGAACGGTGTCAGCTAGTTGGGATTCGGTCATGTCTTTCTCTCTCAGTCGTTTTCGCGGACGTGGTTCAGATTCCACGAAACAGACAAGCCGAACTCGGCGAGCTTGTCGACGAGCAGCGGCGTAACGCGGCGCACACGCTTGCCGTTCATGGTCCGCTCGATTTCCTTGTCGCCTTCGAGCGTGACGCCGGCGGCGACGAGCTGGCGTTTGAACACGGTCGCGGTTTTCACGGGCAGGCTGTTCCACTTGTCGCGCAGACTGTTCGACGTCGAAATGTGGTCCATCACATGCGAGACATTCACCATCAGGCAATCGTGCCCTTCGTGCTTTTCGAACTTGTACGGGTGCTTGAAATTGCCTGCGTCGATTTCAGAAAGCGCCGTTTCCATGATCCAGACCCAAGGCGAGCGTTCCGCGCTCGTTTCCTTGATGTGCGTGTTCATCTCGCCGAGCAGGTCGGCGATGAAGCCGCCTTCTCGCCGATCGATGCCGGCGAACTCACACAGATAGCCCCATGCAAGCAATGGCGCGGCGTAGTTCGTCGCCATACGCTTTGCGCCGTCGTCATCGCCGGCCGCACAGCTCCGCTCAGTGCAGTAGTCGCGCAGCTCGGCATACTTCGCGAGCACTTCGCGGCGATCGAGGCCGGCGAGAAACTGAAGCCACTGACGCACAGGGAAGCGGGGCAGATCGTCGGGCATCATCGGCCCTTTTTTCCCGGTCAGGTTTGTGCGAACGAGCTTGCCGATAAGCGACTTAACCGGCACGTCTTCGCCGGCGAGAAGCACGGGTGCCGAAATGAGGTATTCCGTCATTTCCGCGCCGCGCCGCGAGATCGTGTACTGATAGTTTTCCTGCAGTAGCGCGACGGCCTTATCAATCACGTCCTGACGCCGCGCGCTCAGTTCTTCCCATCCTACGGGGTGGCTGGTGTGGCTCACGCTCGTAAGCAGCCGGAATTCCGTCTGCAGGTTCTGGCCGGAAAACATCGTAAAGCCGATGGTGCGTTCAAGCCGCTTGATAAGCGTCGATTTGCCGGCGCCCTTGTCGGCCTGCAGCGTCATGTGAGGCCAGAACCCTAGCAAGGCCTTCAGGTGGCCGCCCAAGCCCCATACGAGCAGCATGGTTGCGGCGTTGTGCTTGAACGTGTGCTGATACTCGGTGATGACGCGGCGTGCGTCGGCCTTGGTGCCGCTCGCGAAAGTCGTCTCGTGATACGGGCATTGCTTTTCAGGGTCGGTGAAATAGCAGTCCGGCCCTTCGTTGACGGCGAGTTTTCCGTCGCGCCACGCGAGGCCAACGAAGTTGGCGACGCTGCGCGCGCCGAGGTCGACCGTGCGCTCAAGAATCGTGAGCATGCGGGAAAACTGCGCCGGTTGCCATACGGGGCCGAACTTCGTCCAGTGCGTCATGTTGTGGAGCTGGTCGTCGGTCATCACCTTGCGCACGAGTTTCGGGCCGTGGCGGGGCATCTGCACGGTCGGCACGAAGTAATCGCGCGGCGATTGGTCGGGGTCGCCGGTCATGGTGGCGTTGGCGCTGGCAACCGATATGCGGCTCAGTGATGCAATGCGAAAACCGCACAACTCGGAATACTGATTCTTTTCTTCGCCGCTTTCTTCGTCAACGTCGCGCTTGGCGATGTACTGCGTGAAGTCGGGGCGCACGCGAAATTTCCAGTACTGCGCGAAGTCGTGCGCCGGCAGGAACACACGCGGGCGGCCCTTGCGGGTGTCGTCGCCGGCCATGCCGGCAATGAGCCATTGCTCATGCGTGTCGAGCGCTTTAGCCAGTAGGGCGGGGCCGCGTAGTTTCAGGTAATCGTTGACATCGTTGATCGGCTCGCGCTTCTTCGCACCGTCTGCGAGGTCCGCAAGCCATTCTGACTGGTCGACGATTGTCGAGCTGATACTAAGTGCGGTCAGCCGCTCGTAAAGCGTCCAGGCGGCCGCCATGCCGGCGCAGATGCCGGCGCGTGGGTGTCCTTGCGGGTGCGGCTCGTCGTTGTCCATGCAAATGACGACATATTTGCCGCGCAGAAAAGCAAAATCGATGTTCTCAGCGTTTCCGGTACCGCGAATTGCGTACGCGGCCGTACCGGGGATATCACAGCTATCGACCGACAGGGCATTGATTGCGCTTTCGACGAGCACAACGCGCTTGGCCCGCGCGAGGCGCTTCGGGTCGGCCGTCCATCCAAAGCCGAATTTCTCGCCGTGTGATTGGGTCTTCACGTCGCCATTGAGCGCCGGATCGATAAAGCGCATGTCGACGCCGACGAGTTGCGCGGCGTCGTTGCGCACGAGGAACGCAGCGGCCGGCCCTCCGTGGCCGACCTGGCCTTGTGGCTTTTTGCCGCTGACCCAATCGTTATAGCCGATCGTCTTCGCATTTATTGCGACGTTGATCGCGGCCGCCGTGATGCCGCGCCCTTCGAGATAGTCGCGCACCTTTTCACGGTTCGACAGCGAACGCTCTGCGATGTAGTCGAGTGCCGATTTCGCTTCTGCGGCGGCCGGCTTGTCGGCGCGATCGTAGGGGATGCCGTACTCGTCGTGCAGATACTTCATTGCGCCGGGCACGTCGACGCCTTGGGCGTGAATCACCAGATCGATTTGCGAGCCGCTGACATTGGCGCTGTGATCGCGAAAACCGGTGCCGTACTTCGGGTGGTCGATATAGATCGACAGCGACGGATTGCTGTCGGGGTGCGTCGGCGAATGCCATAGCGCCTTGTCGCCGCCCTTGCCCTGTTTGAGTCCGAGGCGGCCGGCGAGGTCGACAATGTCGACGCGCCGTTTCAGTTCTTCGATTGAGGCCATGTGTGTGCGGTGCTCTGCTAGTGCTGCGTGCGGTTAAAGGGGAGTGCGATCGCCGGTGGTGCCGTTAGCGAGCATGTCTTTAGCGCTTGGTACGGGCAGGCTTGAAAGAGCAGGGGTGTTGCACAGGGCGAGCAGTTCAGAGACTGTGAAAATTCGCATGCAGCCGTTTGCCGGATCGCGAACGAAAACGGTGTAACTGGTCGTCAGCGACATGTCTACGTAGGCGCGGCAGCCGTGGGAGCTGCGCTCACCATAGGCTTGCATCGTGATGGTTTCGGCGGTCGGGCGCGACACGTACGCGGTGTCGATAAGGTGCTGAATGCAGCGCTCAATCAATAGGCTGCGTTCGTCGTGGTGGAGGTGTTCGCCTTCGTGTGCTGCGAGGAAAGACTGTGCTGAATAGTGCGTTTGTGTTCTATACATTGTGGCCTCAATGTTGGATTGCAATCAGCCGATTAGCTCAAGCTGTTTCATTACGCGGTCGCGCGTGTGTTGCGATATGGGCAAGCTGACGGCCGCGCTCGGTTTTGCGGACGGTGACAACGTGCGAACCGCTTCATGCATGACGACGAATGAATGACTGCACTCCGCATCCGTACACTGATAGATGATTTCTTTCATCGTGCGGGAGACTTCGCGACTTGTTCGGGCAATCGCTAGCTCGCGGCAGTGTGGGCAAAGTGTTCTGATTCTCATGGCTTGTGATCCCCGATCAAGTGAAGAAACGGCCCCCCGCCTTCGCTGTCTCGGTGGCCTTCATTCAGAGGCCGCTTGCCGGTTGATTTTCTTGCCTGAATTGCCGAAGGCCAGTCAGGTAGATAATTCGCGCCATCGATGCGTTGCTTCGCTGTTCGGCTTGCGCAAGCTGCGATAACGTCGCTCTTTCAGCGTCACTAAGAAGGATCGGCACGCGCTCACTTTTGTGGGTCCGCGTGCCCGGTTTTTGTTGGTGGTTCGTTTGCATTCCGTAACCTTTTGTTTAGGTGTGTTACGAAGTGTAAGTATAGGCCTTAACGAACACTTTCGCATTACTTTTTGCACCTTTCCAACGATCAAAATGACCCAAAATAAAAGCTCTGTTCACGACATAATTGACCGGATGAAATCGGTACTTAACGTTACGAAAGACGTTGAGTTGGCCGGTCATATTGGCGGGGCAAAAAGTCAGCCGGCCGTGTGGAAAAAGCGCGGCACGGTTCCATTGAATGCGTGCGTTTCGCTTGCGATCGAGCGGCGTGTAAGTCTCGATTGGCTAGTGCTGGGGCGTGGCACGCGCGAGCTTGGGGCGGGCGAACAAGTGATCGAACACGTAGAGGAAGGCGGGGACAATGTTGATGTGCCGGCGTTCGATATGCCGGGTTTGCCGCCGAACGAAGATGCTGCACGGACGTGGTGGAGCGTTCCGCGAGCGTGGCTAGTTGGGCTCGGCGTAAGTCCTGACGATGCGATGGTGATGCGCGTTCTCGGCGACGCTAGTTTCGACTCGATCGGACACGGCGATATCGTGTTGCTCGATCGTCGACCGCGTGACTGCGATGGGGTGTTTGTGTTGCGGATCGACAACCGTGTCCGCATAAAGCGCGTTCAGCTAATGAGCGACGGATCGGTGCGGCTATCTAGCGATAACGCAGCGTATGAAGCTGAATACATCGACGCGGCGGCCTACGCCGCGATCGAGGTCATTGGGTTTTGCTTTGCCGCTTTGGGGCGCGTTTTGTAGATCGTGCTGCAGCTTTTCTTTCTTCGTCCCGTTTGAGTGCGCTGTAAATCGTTGGCTTGCTCACGCCGAAGCGATTGGCGATGCTGGTCATCGATATGTCGGGACTCTTGCGTAGGGCTCGAATCTCGGCGATAGCCTTGTCATCAAGTGCGGCCGGTCGGCCACCACTTCTACCGCGAGCGCGGGCCGCGTCAAGCCCCGCTTTGGTGTTCTCGCTGATAACGTCCCGCTGATACTGTGCCATCGCCGCCATGAACCCAAAGAACATGCGGCCTTGTGCTGTGCGTGTGTCGATCTTTTCAGAGAGGCTTTCGAACGCCACACCACGCGCGCCGAGTTCGTCCACTATCTGCACCAGATCGACGAGCGAGCGGCCGAGGCGATCGAGGCGCCACACGATTAATGTGTCTCCCTTTCGCAGCGCGCGCATCATGTTGGCCAACTCCGGCCGGCCGGCCTTCGCTTTGCCGCTAGCCTTTTCTTCGTAGGTCTGCACGCATCCAGCGCGCGCCAGTGCGTCGCGTTGCAATTCGAGATTTTGGTCCACCGTCGAAACGCGTGCGTAGCCGATACGCATGCCGCCGGTGACTAGATCGAGCGTGCCTCTGTCTGCGGGATCACGCATTGCCTGTCCCCATGGCTCGCAGATATGCGCCGAGCTGCGCGCGCTGATAGCCGATAGTGCCGGCCGTCTCTGTAATTGGGGCATCGGGCACGATCAGGCCGAGGCGCGTGCGGCGCTCGATTGCGGCACGCATTACGCGCTTGTATGGCTTTCCACCGGCGAGCAGTACCGCACACACGTCCGAAGGCCAGGCGATCGTGTCGTATGCCGGCAGGTCGCCAATCATATCGTCGGCACGCGCCTCGGTCATGCGTTGCTCGTACGGTTCGATGATTTGATCGGCCGAGAGAAACCCATGTTTAGCCGACAGGATAAGAACCACTGGTCGGGTGCCGGGCGCGTTCGCGCGAAGAGTCGAATACATGACGCCTCGGTAGAGGTCGATCGCCGGCGCCGGCACTGCGGCCTTGGTCGCCGAGCAGGCCATGATGACGAGGTGTTTTTTCATATGCCAATGTTGAAGTAAAAAAACCGGTGTATCAGGCGTTTTCGTTACGTTGATAAGTTTACGGGTTTATTTACTGTTTGTGCGGAAAAAAGGGGCATCAAATGCCCCGTGGCAAAACTGTAAAGAAATCGATCGTTTGTTTGGTGGTCGCGCCGGCGGCCGGCAGCGTAGATGCTTCGCTATAATCCCCGAAATTACAAAAGCATAACTACTTGCTTTCATGCGAGGAACATATGGCTGTCAAGTGCGGGGAATTGGTGTTGCGGATTCGGCGGGCGTTGTCCGTCTCATTAATCAAGCGTAAGGCCTTGATGCTTCTCAGTGGGCAGCAGCTCTTGATAGCGAACGACGCGCCCCATGAAGTTAGAAAACTCCTGTGGTACTACGATTGGGCCACTATCGGCGATGCAATCATGGACCTGTCGCAGAGGTTCATTATTGACCCGCACATTTCAATCGACCTTTGCATGCCGCACGGCCCCATAGAGCTTTTCGTCGGCGACGATCGGTTTCGGCGCGTGGCGCGTTCGCTGGATGATTGCGACGCACGATATGACATGGTCATTGTTCAGAGTCTGACGACGAAAACCATTTTCAAAAAGCTTCAATATCATCCTTTCACGCCGTGGCTGTCGATCATGGCGCACGGTAGGGATGAGCGGTTTTCGAGGATTCAGCTTGCCTATGAACAGATTGCGCGCGTATTCAAGCCGCGCGAAGCAGGCCCGATCGAACCCGCGTTGACGGTATCGGAATTAAGCGCGAGGCGGGAAGACGCATTCACTATCTCAGTTGCCGTAGGCGGGGGCGACAAGCGCCGCCGATACGAGAATTGTGCCGAACTTATCAGGCTGATTTATTCGGCCTGGCCTAAGCACCTTCCATCTCCGAAATTTATTTTGATCGGTACGGGCGACACGGCGCACCAAATTGCAAAGACGGTTCGTGACGACATGAGCTGCGATCGGGTTGAGTCGCATATAGACCTGCCGAGCATCGCGGCTGCAGCAGAGCTGATAAAGCGAAGTTCTTTTTTTGTTGGTGCGGATGGCGGGTTGATGCACATTGCGGCAGCGCTAGGAAAGCCAGGCGTCGCGATATTTTGCGAAATAAAACCAGAGTGGCGCCTCCATTCAAAGTCAAAGATGCGCCCTGTTTTTTCCGAGTTGGATATCAACAGCATTCCGGCCGAGAGAGTCGCCGGCGAAGTGGTCGATTATTGTTGTGAGCTGGCGACGGCTTGATAGAGTCGATCAACCAGTAAAAAGGCCTGCAATATGCAGGCTTTTTTGTATCCATGCTCGCCGCTGAAATCAGCGACCGCGAAACATGCCGTGCGAGCTGGCCCACTCGCGAAGTGCATCGTTCATACGTGATTGCCATCCGTCGCCTGTACCCTTGAACGCATCGATAAGGTCAGGATCGAGCCGGATCGTCGTGCGAACCTTGTGCTGGTCGATCGGCTTAGTCGGGCGGCCGGGACGTTTGAGTAACACCTCTGCGGCGGCTTCGCCGACCATTGCCGGCAGCGCTTCACGCGCGGGACGCATGCGCTTCAATTGCGCATCGGTGAGCGGCGGATTGTCCGTATCGCTCTCGGCCGCCTTGGTGAGTGCCGCATCTTCGGCGGCGTCGGGGATATGAAATTTACGCTTCGTTGACATATTTAAGCACCTCTCTACGGTTTGCCTTGCGCAGACTGATTGCGCGCAGCGTTTCGCCGCGCATGGTGAAGGACAGCGAATAGATTCGATCGCCGATCGGGCCGAGAGCATTGAACCGTTTTTCGTTGTAGTCGAATCGGTCATCGGGCCACACGAGCGCCACGTCCATTTCGAACGCCTCGGCCATCGCCAGCGAAACGCCGTGCTTGCCTTGGTTGGTTTGGTCTTTGACCGGATCGAATTCGATTTGCATGTAATTATTGTATGCACAAAAACCTATGCTTGCAAGAACATTTTTGTGCATACAAAAAAGCCGGGTATTAACCCGGCTTTAGTCGAGGCGTCAGGCTGTTCGCAGTCAGGCCGGCGGAGTGCGGTCCTTCAGCAGCTTGCGCATCCGCCTGTTATCGAGAATCAGAGCGACGAAGACGACGGCAAGCAGGATCTCAGTCGCATGGCTTCCCGCCGACACGGAAAAAAGCCAGGCGAGTGCCGCGCATCCGATTGCTACGGCGATCAGCGCAGCCCGGTCAATCCACCATTCTTTCGAGCCCACTTTCATTGCATGCTCACCGCTTGAAGTCTGCCGGCCGGGATAGTGGCTTTACGCACGAACGCGCTGCGGCCGGGTGCGCCGACCGCGAAAATCTCTGGATTCGTCTGCATGACAAACAGCGTTTGGGCGGGAACACGAATACCGCTATCGAAGGTGAATTTCTGAACGCCCTTCATGGTCGCGTTCGGCGTAGAGCCACAATCGAGATACGCATCCGTGGCGACCATCAGACTACCGACAGCAGCGCCTAGCCAGAATGATGCGTAGATTGCTCCGAACGCGAGCAGCTTTTCGCTTGCTGTCGTCGCGCCGATGACTTCGCCGATCGACGCTGTCTTGCCTAGCTTCTCTGCTGCGGCGACCATCGCGCCGACGCGTGCAAGAACGTTGGCGGGCGCAGTGGAAATGCTCGAAGGCACGTCGAGCCCAAGCGCATCCATGTTGTCTTTAAAGGCTTTATAGAAACCCGCTCCGGTGCATGCTATTGGCATCGCATTCGCTCCCTTTGAGTGGCCGCATGGGCCGCCATCTGCGGCGATCATGCGGCATGCATGTCCGGTCAAATCTGACCGTCAACACTCTATCAAAAGAACGCCTAGCCGCCTTTTCGGAAATGCGAACGGTGCCGTGCGGTAGTTGGGTCGTCTCGCATTTCCATTTCCAGCGCGGTTTCGAACCCACTATCGTTGATCGTGTGCGTCGCTTTCTTCACCAGCCACGGCGTCGCGTCGATCTCCGGTTTGAAACCGGAAACGGTCACAGGCATTTCGGGGAAGGCATCGGGCCGTGCGCGGGCAAGCGTGTAGTCGAACGTCGCCTGGCTGCGCTGCGTGCGGTCATACTCGGCTTGCGCCGCCGCACGCGCTTCGGCTTCGGTCGCGTAGTCTTCCGGCAGCACCTTCATGTTTTTATTGTTCTCACCGCCGATCACAACCGACTTGCGCTTGCCCTTCGCGTTGGAGTGGTAATGCGCGCGCACGCCCGCATAGCTTTCACGCTGCGCGACGTGGTAGCGGTGCCGGTCGCCGCTCGATCGCGTCAGTTCGATCACGCCTAGCGGCTTGCCGCTCACCGTCCTGCCGGTGCCGATCGGCATGAACAGCAGGCGCAAATCCTTCACGTTCATCACGGCGTCGTAACGCTTCGCGAGGCGCGTCAGAAACGACATGTCGCTTTCGTGGGTCTGGTCGATGTGGTCGATCAGGATCTTCGCAATCGTGGCGCCGATCGCCGGCTTGAGCGAGTGGCGCGTTGCGATCGCGCGCACGATCGCGCCGAGCGTCTGCCCGTGCCAGCTCTTTTCACGGCGTTCATGCATTGCGTTGGTCATCGATGCCGAGCGGGCGCGCACGGTGATGATATCCGGCGCGCCGCTGTGTTCGGCTTCGTTGACGGTGAATGTCCCCTTGTCGATCAGCGGCTCGCCGACCCAGCCGATCGATACCTTGATTTCAGCGCCGCGCTTCGGAATCGCAAGGTCGTTTTTCGAGTCGTCGAGCACGAGGTCGAGCAT